TGCGCGCGTCCTCGGGGAGGTGCGATAGGTCTGGGTCCGCCTTCGGTTCATTCGACGGATGCAGGTCCTTCTGGATGATCGAGAGCGCCAGCTTCATGTCGCTGTCAGCTTCGCGCTCGGCATCGCTCCCGTACTTGTTGGCGGTGATCCTGGCATCAATCTCGGCCAGCGTGTTCTCGGCGTAGCGGTCGATCCACCGCTCGGCATAGCGGTAGCCATCGTCCTCGTACTGCGGCGAACCGTCGGCGTCAAGAACTGGCTTTCCGTCTGCCCCCCTGACCTGAAACCGCTCCATCTGCATGTCGATCGCTTCATCGATCTGCTTCGGAGTCTCCGCTGTCTGGATCTTCGAAACGACGGTGGTAAGCCAGTTCGCTTCTCCCTTGGCAAAATTAGCCGATGCGGCGGTCGGAAAGATACCACGAAACTGCGACAATTCAGCGTGCTCGCGCGCCAGTTTGAATACCGCGCCCTTGAATTCCTTGTCGCCATCGAGAAATGCCTGGCGTTCGGGGTTGTTCTTGATGAGGTCATTGAGGGCTTGGGGGGTGAGGGCCGTTTCCTCGGCGAGGGAAAACTCCTCGGCGTCGGCTCCCGCTTCGGCTGGCGGCGCTTGCTCCTCGCCGGGCTTGGCTTCTGCTGCTGGCGCTTCCTCGGCCGGCTTGGCGGCGTCCGGAGCGCCCTCTGCGGGAGCCTCAGAACCGGCCCACGGCGATTCGTCCGTGATTTCAACTTCCGGGTGCTCGGCCCTGAATGCGGCCAGGTCCTGCCGATATTGAACCTCGGCCTGGTAGGACTCCACCGCGTCATGGAATTGGCCGGGATCGAGTTTGGCTGGGGGCTGTGGCCCTTGAGGCGGGGCGCCCGCTGCTGGTGCTGCCCCTGGTGAGACAGGAGGCGCAGCGGGCGCGGAAGCGGCAGGAGGTGGTGCCGCAGGCGGGGTTGAGGCAGCAGGAGGCGCCGGCGGTGGTGCTGCTGGCGCGGCTGCTGCGGGAGGCGGTGCTACGGGCGTCGTTGCCATGGGTAAAACTCCTTAGTCTGCGAGAACTTGTCCCGTCAGGTTGAATACAAAATGAATAATCCGCGCATCGTTTGCGCGATCACTTTTACAGCGCGTGCGGCGAATTCGGATCGTCGGGCTCGACGGCGCCCTGTGCCTCATCCAACTTTTCGGGCGCGGTGGGCTGTACGGGCTCCTCGCCTTCCTTGAACGGCACAAACGGCTTGAGCGGCTGGCCGTCCGAGCCGAGCGGCCCGACACCGTAGGAACCCGGGTAATCGGTTCCATCGCTGGTCTGCGTCCAATGGTCCGCGCCGTCTCCGTAGCGGCCGGTGCCGGAGCCATCCGCCAGCGGTGGCATGAGAGATATGCCGGTCGCCTTCTCATAGGCCACGGGGTCCTGGTGGGCCATGTTAGCCAGCCGCGAGGCCTTATCCGCGTCGTTCTCGTCTTTCTGCTGCGGCAGACCGTGGATGCCGGGAAGGGCTTCATCTGCGACATTGACCGCGGGCGGTTTCTCGCCAGCGATCACCGCGGCGCTATGGGCTTGAAGTTCCGCCGGCGGGACCACAGGATTTAGCCATCCGTAGGCCGATCCCTTTGCGAGCGGGAGTACAGCCAGTTCAATGCTGCCCACCTTGCGCGTCGCGCCGGCCAGCACCAGTCCGGGGCCTGTCGCCGGATCTGCGTAGAGCAGGGAGAGGACCTCGCGTCCGTCTGCCTGGAGTTGAGACTTGATCACGATAGCGGGCACGAGCACGCCACCCTTCGAGAGGATCACTTGGTCGTTGAACTGTTTTTGCATGCGTTTCTCCTTATTTTCCCATTACGGTTTCTACCGTGTCGATCAACTTATCCGCCGCGGCAACCGGGGGCTGCGAGAGCTTCGGTGTCGTAATTGGAACCTGTGCTGCCCTGTGCAGCATGTCGGCCGCGTCGGATGCCTGTCCGAGCAATTTTGCTTCCATCGCCTGAATTGCCGGGTTCGGCGTCGGCGGAGGCGGTTGCCCCTCTTTGGCTGCCTGCATCTTGAGTTTATTCATATAGCCCTGGACCTGAGACTGGTATTCGAGAGCAAGCTTCTTGTACGCGATGACGTTTTGCCAGCCGAGTGGATTTTGCCCCTTTACGTCGTCGTTTTCGCGGCAGAACTGCTCGACCGTCGGAAGCAAAATCGTATAGTCCTCCACCCATTTGTCGGGCGCGATCGAGGGCATGAATACGGGCGTTCCGTCGGCCGGATCGATAGCCTGATTGCCATCCGGCCCGATCTTCTTTACTGGCGGACTCTGTAGCAAACGACGAATGTCCTGGAGGGTCTTCGAACGCTGCGCGGATCCCGGAGAAATCGATCCAGGCAAACCCCAATAATCATTGAGCAGTTGCTGATTTGAAACCTCGTCGAGCCACGCGAGCGCCGCCGGATTCTGTTTCTCGGCCATCTCCATAAGATTTTCGCACCACTGGCGCTTTTGCTCTGGCGACATCGGCAGGCCTTCGTCGGTCGACGCCTTCACCCTCACGCGGCCCTGCATCTCGTCGAGGTGCACGTAATTCTGCCGGAAGGGAGAGCCGTTCTCCTGGATCACGCGCCAGAGCGAGCCTGTGTACTTCATGTTCGCCTGCAAACACTCGATGGCATTTTGGCCGGCCGTCGCATGCTCTTCCTTCATGGCGTCGTAGATGTCGCCGAGCGGACCCATTGCCTGATCTAGCATTTGCTTTTGGCCCTTGCCTGTCTCGACGCCCGGCGTCGTGCCGGTTCCGGAGACCTGCGGAGGAATGCCGGAGATGATCTGGCAATAGTTCCAGAGCCGGTCGAGGTAATTGACCAGGCCGGGGTCCATCTCGAAAGAGAAGTGATAAACGGCGTTCGAAAGCGGCTGCTGGACGCCTTCGCCGACAGACGGCGTTGGATTGAGCACGGCTCCGGTGAGGGGCTTTCCGCTCATCTCACGCATGTCGATGCGCCGCGGATCGACCAGGGTAATGCCGGTAGAGCACCGCTCCATATAGTCGTCGAGAATGTTCGAAATATTGTTGAACCGCTCATTGAACGGCACAACATTGTCGGCGACGCTGGGCGGGTAGAGGCCGTAGCCCTTGTGAAGTTTGCAGACCGACCACTCTTTTGCGAGTACCGCGTTCTCGGTGTTCAGCACCTTCTGGCCGTACATGCTGACCTTCATCCCGTAGGGATAAAGTCCTTTGAGCTTTGCCAGCAGTGGATCGTCTTTCTTGAGTTTGTAATAACAGTTAGGCTGGACCCAGATCAGCGAGAAAGTTCCGCGCGAGGTGAAGATGTCCGCGGTAACAGAGAACGACGAGGAGAAAACCATCGTCCGGACTAGTCGATCGTAGGTCGCATTCTCATCTGTCGCGCTCTCGGCGCCATCTTCAATCTCGTCCGCCTGGTCCGGGAACGTGGCGCGTACCTCGGACGACTCAACTTCCCACTCAAGCGCGAGAAGTGGAACGTCTTCGATGTACTCCTTGGTTGGGTCGGTGTCCACCTGGAGTGGGCAGAATACACTCCACTTGGGAAGGCCATTTGCCTTTTTCTTGAGGCCTACTTGTCCGATGACCGATGCAGTCTCGCCCGGCTGGAAGTCCTGGGGACTGAATTGCGCGCCGCAGTTCGGACAGTTCATGCTGCCGGACTGCGCGACCTCAGCCTCGGTCGAATCCGCGCCGCAATCCGTGCAGTGGAAGTGGTCTTCCGAGATGGGCGCTTGAACCTCGCCAAACACCGGCTCGTTCTTGTAGCCGACCCATGTCCCGTCGATCACAAAGCGGGTCCACTTGAAATAAACGCCGTAAAGATAGAGGTATTGTGCTTCGAGGCCGAGCATGGCCTTGGGTTTATTGTTCTCCTCGATGATGCTGACGGCTTCCTGCGCGGCCTTGGCCGTCGTCATATCGGCAAGGTTATCGGCATTCTCGGGGCGCACCACGATAGGAGGCACCTGACGCGCCACCGCGGCAGTGAAATTGCGCCGGCAGGTCTGGGTGATGTTGTTTATGTACTTCTCTAAATAGCTGTAATCGGTTTCCTGGTTGTTCTGCCGGTACCAGGCAACGGCATCGAAGTAGGTGCGCGAGACTGGATCCCATCCGAGAATCTGTTTGCCCTTGTCATACTCTGTGTTCTTGAGCCAAGTGGGCATGCGCATGATGCGATCGGTCGCCCACTGGTTGCGAATGGGCGCGATGATTTCACCGACTACGCGCTGCTGCTCCTCCAGGGTGAGCCCCGAATTGGCTTCTTGGACTTGCTTATCTCCACGAAGCGGATTTTGAGGGTTTCGCTCGGCATTAACGGCGTTATGGGCTTCGGGCTGGGGCGCGCCGACCGCGCCTGGAATTGGGACTGTCTGGTTAGTCGCCATTTACCGCCTTCGGTGGAGCTGGTGCTGCGGCCACTGCCGGCCGTGCTCTTTCTGCGAGTTCCCGGGCGATGCCCCTGGCTCCCGGTATCTGGGCGGCCAGCGCCGCCGCTTGGTTGGCCTTGCCCATGATGAACGCGATCGTGGGCTTGCCCTGTATGGGGACAATCTTACTGAGATCTGTGTTCTCGCCTATCTGAAGCGTCTCGACCGCTGGCTCTGGAGTCGGCGCGCGCAGCCCGGGAATAAGCAGCTCGTGCAGCCGCTCAATCTCAGCTTCGAGCTTTGCGCACCGCTTCCGCTCGTCCTCGAACCTCTCACGCGAAACAAACCAGAAGGCCATTAGTTGTACTCGGTCACCTTGACGCTGGTTGCTGCGGCAGTTCCAGAGCGAATCTTCATCATCGTCGTGGCGGTGGTCAGCCCGGGAGGATTTGCGCCCACAATGGGCTGGCCGAGCTGCCCGATGATTTCGCCCTGGTACATGCGGTCGGCAATGGGCGAGCCCAACCGGATTGGCATGTCGCCTTGCTGCGCGCGGAAGATGGTAGCGAATCCGTTTACAGACCCATCGTTCGGGATCTCATAATCAAGGACCCCTTGGAGTGCATTCGCCGCTCCCGCGGCGGTGATGGAGCTCTCCGTAACCTCGAGGCGGCGCACCGTACTCTTGGCGAGAATAGAGACGAATGCACCCGCGTCACTGTTGATGTCGAGGATGTAAGAGTTGCCTGCGAAGCCTTGTACGGTCATTCAGTACCGCCCTTCTTGGCCAGCGTCCGCTTACCTGGCCGACTTTTAATGTCGGGAAACTTGTCGTGCACCTTGCGCTTGATTGTGGTTTGCTCTGTGGGAGAGGCGTTGTGCGCCATCGACAGCGCGGCCCGTCCATGGCTCTCATCTGGGATCGGGAAACGTCCGCCGGGGAGCGCAAACTGGCCCGGCTTCAATGCGCGGCGAGCTGCGGCGTGGAGTTTAGCCATGGGACTTTCTCCTTATCCAGTGCGGCTTACGTTTGGGAGCCAGCCTTTCGACATATTCGCAGCAGCCGAGAGGATTAACAACTACCCGTCCATCCTGAGTGCGCGGCAGTTTGCTTACTTTCATCATCGTCACCTGGCCGCATGATCCATCGCGAAAATACTCGCAATTATGACAAGCAAAAGGCCCCTTGCCATCGGGGCCTTCGTAGCCGGTTCCAGATTCTCCATTCACGCGCGAGGAATCAATTTCCATCAAGGTCCAACCGCCACCGCGGTATAAGTGCCGGCGCCGTTGGTCTCGCCGGTCAAGGCTTTACGTCTCTGCCGCGCGAGCGCGCCGTTATAGCTGATGTGAATGCAGCGCGGCTGCTCCGTGCCGGGATGAAATTCCAGGATCACCTCGTCGAAGGGCAGACCAGACTCGAGCCTGATCCAGTCGAAAACGGTCTCAAGATCTGCCGATTGAAAGCCTGTCATATCCGCTGCGGAATTGAGGCCAAGGTAAAGATGCTGCGAGTCAGCCGCCCCGCCCGCGGCTTTGTTGTCGGCGGGGTTGCGGTAGCCATCCGACAGAATGGTCGCGCCAAACTTCGTGCGAATCGGCTCGAGCAGTTCAATGCAAAGCTGCCTGGCATTCGATACGATCTGCGCATCCACGCCGGCCACGCCAAGCTCGGTATCGGCGAAATGGGGGGTTAGCTGCATGGTTCACTCCAGCCAATGAGAGCAAGGAAGGCGGCGAGTGCGGGAGCCGGGGTCAATGCTTGGCGTTCCATTCTTTAGCTGCGTTGATCGTGCGAACCGTCTCTAAATTTATCCCTGCCGCAGACGGGACACAAGGTGACAGCTCAACTTTGGCCGTAGCAAACTTTCGGCCCGGCTCGCCAAGGTGCATCGATTCGATCAGGAATCGTGCATTTGCTGGTCCCTGCGGATCGCCGTGAGCACCGTCAATTAGCTTTGGGTTGCCATGCTGGTCGATCTCAGCAAGCCAGTATTGAATTTCCATTCTTCCTCACAGTGCCGGCAGAGACGGTGCACCGCGTCTCAGAGCAGCCGGCCAACGTCGTTACAGAACCTCTGGCGGTACGGGCAGCGTGGACGGATCAACGTCGCCGTTCCATCCTGAAATCGCGTCCCCGATCAGGTTCGAGACTTCCGCGATATCCCCGATGACGTTGGGATCAGCCGAGGTGTTCTGCTGAATAGCGGCGTACTCGCCCTGCAAGGCAACCAAGACAGCTTGGGTTTCGCTCGACGCAGATCCCCCGCCTTTGATGTCCGCAATGATGGCGGCAATGGCGGCGATGGACGCAGAGAACAAGTTCGAGTACGCGGACGAAATGACGCCCTCGGAACTGAGGAAGCTCGGCAACGTGCCGACAACCCCAAGCAGGATTTGAAGTAACAGGCTCATGATTTCCTCACTTGGCCAGCGTAGACCACTGGCTCAGTACGGTTTGAATCGTGGAGACGGCCGCGGATAAATTGGCTGGCTCGACAGCGTTTGGGTTGGCTTGGATCGCCGCCTGCCATTGCTTGAACTCAGGCTGCGCGATGGCGTAGGCTTGCTGCATTTTCTGCACGGCAGCATGGATCGCCGGGTTGGACACGCCAGGGCATTTGGTGAGCGTCGGCTGTGCCGCGCAGTCGGCCTGGTCTTTCTCGTACCCCGTGATTGTGCTGTAGGCGGAGTCGATGGCTTGTCCAGCAATCGCGACTTGCGCGTTCGGCGCCCATGCTGGCAGCGGGGCAGTAACAGTCTTGCAGCCGACGATGCACAGCGTGACCAGCAGCGCGGCGGTGAGTGACAGGATTCGTTTCATGGTGTTCCTTTCGTTTGGGTTTCCGCTATGCGGCGGTCCTGCAATTCCTTGGCTACTCGCCAGGCAAACTCGTGCAGCTTGGCGAGGTCGGTATACACCGCCCATCCACCCACAAAGGAAGCAAGGTCCGCCGATGTGACCGGCCCCTGAGACTTGTCAATCTGGTCGATGGGATAGTGGATGGTGGTCATGGTTCCTACTTGGGCGGGTTGCTCGGCGGCGCATCGTTCTGCATGTGGCCGATGGTGATTCTGAGCGCCCCGCACGCAGTAAAGAGTACCCCAAGAGTAATGGCAATCCAATGAGGCCAGCTT